TTCACATTTTTGAATTCTTGTCCTATATTAAGTAAAGAAGTTTAGTAATGCGGAACATATTTATGTCCGATTCAATCGATTTCAACAACACATTTAAATTCACAGGCATTGATTTTTTTGATAACAGTGGAGATAACCTTGCATTTCCCGGAATGACAACTCTGGGGCTGGATTCTAAGGATATGGTCAACTCTCCTTCTCATTACACATCAGGACGTGTCGAAGCTATCGAGGTCATCGAAGATGCAACAAAGGATGCTCCGACTGTTATGGCTGGTGTGTATCAGGCGAATGTTCTGAAGTACTTGCTGAGGTTGTGGCATAAAACCAACTCGAAAGAAGATGCTCAAAAAGCTGAATGGTATCTTAAAAAATTAATTGATTCGCTACAATAGTAAAGCCGCAGATATGCGGCCTTGTTGTCAACAACGTTGGAAGTAAAGATAAGTCTGACGTAACTGCAGGATCTCGTGGTCCTGTATATGTGGCAGGAGGGCATCATATGTATATTGATTATCGTGAATACTATGTGTAAAGTAAACAGAGATTCCTTCAGATAATTCAGGCTCAGTAGGAAAGTACCAAGCTTGTACATTAAACGATTCCCATGGATCTAGACCTTGGGACAGCCAACTGTTCAGCTCTTCAAGACGCTGGGCAGTTTTTATTATGTGATTTTCATGTGCTTCTGTTTGTGGCATGTAAGTACATTCATTATCCACAATCAGTGCGTGTTTCCACATCAGAGTACCATCTTTAATAATCAATCGACAAGGATGTACTTTATTTTTAGACGGAAGATAGTAGAAATATTCAGATGAAATATGTTTACTCATCAGATAATCCCTTTGTTATCTTCAAAGAACTCAAGATCTTTAGACCAATTGTCTCCAGCATATTCACTGTAGATAACGCGACCGACGTCTCTAAAGCTGTTATAGAAAAGTGAGACTTTATCAATATCAGTTAGAGCTTGATTGATCGGAGGACCAAATATAATTAAATTCCAAGTCGATGGAGATACAGGCTCAAACCCAGTGGCAGTAGCTCTTAATTGTTTAACTCGTTTAAAAGGGATGCAAATAGGATAATCCCAGACGACAGGTGCAGCTCGTAAAAGCTCAGAAGCGCTACTGAAGAATACAAAACTTTTGATATATCCATTGCGATATTCGCTTAGTGTTTTGTTTAACCAAATACGAGAGTCACGGACTGCCCCTTTTGGAGCAACCCAAACATTCCCATGCCAATGCTCCTGCAAAGGATTTACTTCAATGCTTGGAACAGAGGTTGCATCAACTAGAACCTGCTGCACAGGGTCAGATGTGGGATCAAAGTCAATGCTGCCCATCACTCCCCTTGCTCGATCAATGAGCTGCGGTGTGGGATACAAAGGCAGTTTAAGTCCTTTAGCAGCAAGTTTATCCGCTAAATTCTTCTGCGAGCGCTCTAAAGCCTTCTTGGCACCCACCTGCTTCGACTGCAAATGTTCTTGTTCCAGCATCACTGATCAGAGTTATAAGTACGTTTTTGGACCAGTCATTCGTATCGATCTCTTCGATCAGATCACGAAGCATTTCAAGAACTAGTTCATCTTCTTCACGTTCTGCAGTAACAATATCCTTTTCAACAGAGTGTCCGCTCATAAATGTGGTGGAATCATTCATCAAATTAATGATTAGTGTTCCAGCACCTTCACGTTCAACTCCGTTTAGGGCCATGTTAACCAGATCGTGAAGGATCAACTCAGCAGTAGCAGTGAGAAATTGCTGCTCTTGATCTTTTTCTTTGCCAAACTTGTTTGAAGCAAGTAGCTTTTTAATTAGATCTGTACGTCTAGACATATGCGAATGACTCTTTAATAAGGATAGGTGAATTGTTTCACGTTTGTGGAGTTTTATTGAGATTGGTTTTCATCTAGTGCGTCAGATTGACTGCTATGCCGACCAAGCAACATATCTTCCATAACTGTTTCAAATCGGTCTGCAAAGTCAGTATCTGGTGCAAAAAGAAGATCCGCTCTTGCATCATTCTCCATTTTATTCATCTCTTTTTCTTGCTCTTTCATAGCTTCTTCAAGTGTATATTCGGCTACCCTTTGTCTAAGCGTATGAAGCTGACATTGGAGTTCAAAACTTTCTAGATAAGAATCATGATCTACAAAGACCCCAATTTTCTGGGGTATAAGATGAAATGGATTACAGCAGTATTTATTACCGCAGGTTGATTTAACTCCTGTGTAACCTAAGTCGCCCCACGTGTACCACATAGCTACACGCTGAGGGTGATGTTGAGTGCTCTTGCTGATGCCAGGACGTCTCCATGGGAATTGAGGCATCCCAGTGCCTGGCGCTTTGTAGCCTTGCCAATCCCAACATTCGTCAGGTTGCCCGATGTCAACCTTTGACCAAAACTTGAGAGCACGCTTCTGTTCTCTTTTAAGCAGGCGGTCGATATCGAATGACATTCGCCCTTCACGAGCAGCGGCTACACATCGAACACAGGCTTGATGACTGTCGAATCTCATGGAGCTTGCGCTAAATCGACCGATAGAGTGACCTGAATAAATACAGAGAGCACCTTCTTCTGCTGTATTAGACAGATTTAGGTTGCGTCTGCCATAAGCATGGCCTCCAGTTTTTTTGCTTGGCTGTGCTTCACTCATCAGAAAGACCCTTCAGGTTTTACGTAAACACCACCATGAGCTGAATATTGTTCTTCAGTTGGCAGTAATTCAAGTTGATGATTAAGTTTGTATTCGTATCTTGTACTATTTTCGTATTTAATTCGTACAAGTTTGGCTCTTGGAGTGTAATACTCAGGTTTGCCAACGACTAAAGCGTTGAGTTCTTTAGGCATAACAAAGACACGCTGCCCAATTTTGATATCAGATGCTTTCATTTTAATTCATGAAATATGTGTTTTCCGTAACTAAAGTGTAGTTAGAAGTCGTTAAGAATGTGATCTTCAATTAGAGGGTCATTCTCTGGACGTCGCCATACACGTATTGATTTACGCTTACCAGAAATAGTATCTTTCTTAGTCGTGACAATACGCCTCCAGCCTAAAGATTGCAGAACATCTGCAACCCGTCTGCCTTCACGTCTGCTTTGACTACGAGGATCAAGCTCTAGAGCACTGGTAAGGACTTGTACAGCAGTGACTTCAGTCTTGTCTGCAACATATGCAGTGACCTTCTCAACCCATGGGTCAGGATCGCCAAACTCTTGAATGTATTCAGAGATAGCAAGGATCTCGTCTCGACTGAATTCATATCCAATACTTTTACGGTACGCTGCAATTGCAGCAGACCATAGACTATCACGCTCTTCGCATAATGTCTTCCATGGAATTTCAAATCCAGGCCCTACCTCCAGGGGAACAAAACGACGATTACCAGTACTATCAACCAGAAACTGATTCCTATTAGTAGTACCGATGAGGACGAAACGCCGAGCAAGTTTGCTAGGCAACTGAGCGTAGGGAAAGCGGACTTCATCCACTCTTGTTGTAATGAGATTTTTAAAGTTCTCAATATTTCTGACATTGAAGTAATTGTCAATTTCAGGTAGTTCTAATAACCATGCTACGTGAAGTCTGTACTGTTCTTTCATTAATGTCTCGATAGGAGTTGTAATCTCCGAAAACAAGTCTTGAGGAACAAGGCTACGTGCAAACATAGATTTACCGACACCTTGAGCACCAACAAGAATTGGTAGCCAAGACATTGTGCATCCTGGGTTATATGCTCTAGCAACAGCACCGACCATCATCCTTTGCATGGCAGTTGTGGCAATCTTATGTCGATTACCTAAGAACACTTCCCCGATATGATTCCATTCGGAGTGTGGCTCTACGTTTGCAGCACAGTTATCTAGATATTGACGTATAGGGCAATAAGAATTCTGCTTAGCTGCCCATTGAATTGCTGCTTTAATACGCTGTTCAGGAATAAATATTCCATTTTCACAGGACATTTTTACTGTCATCAAATCAAGATCATTACCTTGCAGAATGCATTTTTTGCCTTGATCATTGTCGTACTCAATAGAGTTTGTTAGTTCATTAGTTCTGAGATTGTGTAGGATTGATTTGACTTTCTCAACGTCACCTTGGCGTTCTTTGGCAGCATCATCAGATGATTTCTTAGGTCTACCTTTTTTCTTTGCCTGTGAAACGTCTGGCAAAGGTTCTGGCTCTATCCCATGGTCTTGCATTGTTCCTCCAGTGTAATTATTGATTAGTTCGTCAAGATTTGTCAAAGGATCAAACTCGGTATAACCAACAGCAGATCCAACTGCACCAAATCTCAAATGATTAGGTAATTTTTTTACCCAATCTGCGTCTTGCTTTTTAGCAAGCGAATAAAGTGTAGTATGACCTGAATAGTTTCCGAGACCTCTCCATTTAAATGCTGCTGTATTCTCTTCTTTCTCCCCATGATGTCCACGTAATACCCAATCAACCCAACTATCAAATAGAGGCTCTCCTACACCAGCACAAGCGGCCATGAGGGGCACGTAGTAACTTTCATACTCTCCATCCTCAGATGGCCGTAGGAAGCTATTTAGCAGCCACTGACATCGCTTAATATCAATATCTGTGACGTCAGCTGCAGTGAAGTTTACTGATTCTTCATAAGCAATATCTTCTAATAAAAACTCAGGTACAGGCTCACTTTCTTTATTTCTTTGAATAGTTGCACCAGTGTTACCAAACCAAAGACGCTCTGGTTTTTGCCCACAATCGTCTTTTAAGGATTCAAGACCTAGTTCTGCGAGAAGACGGTTGACGATGAGAAAGTAAGCACCACGATGCTCTGCTGATGACATCAAATTCTTACCTAGTGGGAACAAGGCACGAAACCTGTGCTCATCTTCCGTATGACTGGCTGAGGTATAGGTTGCTGCACACCAAGCTTTTGCTGTATCAGTTCTCCAGAAACGAGACAGGGTGGTGTCACCGTCCATGTCGATGACAACCATGTTCGATCCAACTGCATTGTCAGCTTTTCTGTGCCTGTCAAGAAAATGGGTAGAACACCAGCCGTAGCCATGCTTCACCCATCCAAGTAACCATTCAAGGTCTTCAATTATGTTTTGCCATCCCCTGGCAGGCTTAGACTGTTTGTTCTTGCAGTTCTTGTTTACTGCAATCTGAAGTTTCATTATCTATGTCGTGAAATTGTTTGCTACGTTTTAGAAAGCGTGACTCATGTAGAGGCAACTGATCACCATCAATGAATATGCCTTGTGTCGTTTCAGGAGTTGAAACAATTATCAATGCAACATCACAGAGAAACCCAGTTCTCTCATTTAAAGCGTATCGATAGGCCGCCATTTGCTGGGCGCATTTGGTGTATTTCCGGTAACCACCGAAACCAATGCGATCTCCACGCTCAGGGAAAGTAGCGCAGTAAGGAGCATTGCTAGTTTTAAAATCAGCAATAACTCGCACTCCACCAATTTCACCAATGAGGTCAGGGCATCCAGCATATTTATGCTCGGTGCTCCAGACAAATGCAACTTCTTTATCATCGCTTCTGAGGTGATTCCAATCAGGTCTGAGCGGACGCTCTGACCAATGAATTGTATCAAACCAGTCAAGGTATTTGGATATTCCGTTCCAGAAATCAAGATATTGTTCTGGCACACCTGGATCGATACCACGTAAATAATTCTCACAACCTAAGTGAATAGCCGAGCCGCGAGTAGATGCCTCCTCTAGCGCGCCCGGATTATTCTTTTGCCACGTTCTGAGACCAGCCTTTGATTTTTCAGATTCAGTGGCTGAAAGCACAGTGGTAACACTGGGCATATAAATGCCGGAGCACAGGTACTTCCTATGTCCGGCTGAAGTCTGAATCCTATACGGTTTATCAGTAGTCACCTTCTACTTCCTGGTGCGCTTGATACGCTGCGCTGTAATCTGTAGTTGCGGTTTGCGCACGAAACAACTGGTATAACTCTCCTACCGCTTGACCCACGGCTTCAGTGACTTGTCCCATTGCAGCTACTTGCGAAGAAAGTTGAGCAACTTCTTGTCGAAGCGCAATAGTGTGATCCATTAAAGACGGAGCACGTGTAGGGGGTGGAGCAATTGCTGCTTGATGTGGTGATTCAGGTAAATCAGGTTGCGTTTGCTGCATCAGTTCAGCAATACGGGCTTGCATCTCTGGCGGCAGCTTTTCAAGGTTTGACTGTGTCATTAGAATTCTCCTTCGTTATCATCTTTTTTCTTAGCTTTCTCTGTGAGCACGGTTGATCCGCGCTTATCTACTCCACCAGCCGGTAAGCCTTTCGAGTTAGTTTGCTTACCATCAAAAGGATCTTTCCCTTCAAAGAAGTTAGGGAGCCAAATTGAATTGCGTTGGGATTCCCATTCACTTTTAATTTTGTCAGGCACTTTTCGCACCTTCGGAAGGATGCTATATGAAGTTTCCAGGCCAGTTCCCTTACGACTAATCTTAATCGAGAAATTAGCGAGTCCATCTTCTGTCCATGTAAAGTCCTCCACTTCTTGTAGTACTTCTGTCAATTGATCTCTTAATGACTTCTGTTCGATAAACAGCACTTCCAATCGAGAGCGAGATGCAGAAGTAGCTACCCAAGCAAGAAATTTACGTGGCTTGACGAATGTTCCATCAATTTTGGGTCGGTCTGGTTTGGACCAATCTGTTTCTCGCGCAATGTCGGTAGGGTTACCAGGATGACTACGAGTAACCACGTAACCATTAAAACGGAGGTTACCATCTGTCCCCGCCGCTTCGGAGGCATATTGCCATCCCATGATTGCGTGTCCAGTTTCGTAGCAACCAAGCAATCTGAATTCTTCTGATTCTCCATCCTTCAAGCTGCTAGGTTTCCAATATGGTTGAGGTTCTTTAGTTTCAATTCTTTCTTTTGGTTCCTCCAAAAGTTCTGGAGGCAATACTTGGAGTGTCATATTTCATTTATGTTGACTCTCCAAATATAAGCCTTATGTTAATAGAACGTGAGGTTATTTTGAACCGTAAATCTTTGCATCCCAGCCAGGTTTACCTTGGCTTATATGGTTTCTTCTGTCAATAATCCGGCGTTGGGTCAACTTCCGAGTAGCCCGCAGCTGTGCCGCTCTTCTGGGGATTGCGTGAAGTCTGCTCACGCTCCTTTCTAGTAGTGAAATCAGATGCGACAATGGCACGATAGGGGCTGTCACTATCATCTTTGCGATATTCGCGAAGATAACCTTGGACACATAGAGGGCGTCCTGGGCGAATTCGATCAAGTAATTTCTTTTTGCGTGATTCATGTGTTTCCATAAATAGCCAGGTCACTACATCTGAATTATCAAGTGATGTGCCAATCTTAACTGCAACTTGATTGTTCTTACGTTCCTTAACATCCTTAGATCCAAAGAAAGCATTGCCTAAAACTACTTGATTGCAGTACATGTCAGAAGGCACTGAAGTTTCAATAGTTGTCACGATGACATCCAGAGGTTTTGAGGTGTCTTCAGAGAACATAACTGTGCCAGTTACAAGCGCTCTTGACCCTGCTTTCCACTCTTTAAAGTTAGTGAGCTTTGGTCCTTGTCTGTTGTAACAGAGGATTCTGAGTTGAACCTCTGAAGACTGACTACCACCGG